GAATTCTAAACAGTCTACCCTTCGGTATCCACACAACTTCTAACTCCATCAATCCACCGGTGTAGATTTTTTCATATTTCAATGTCACAAAAGTTTCAAGTTCATCAAATCTTTCCTCTATCACCATTTTAACTATCGCTGGATCAAATATGAGTTCTGGATAGTGGGTGTTCCAAGTAGACCAGCCAGCACCATATCCCGGACTATATAACACCGCTACTTTACCATCAACTACTAATTTTTCCATTACAAATCATTCTTAAAGTTACGCCAATCATCTATGTTTGGCTTTTCATTTTCATCATATTCCCAACCTAGTGCATTCATCATTCTATGCTTGACTAGTAAGTTAGGGCTACGAAAGTTTCCAACGTCATCAAATCCTAACTGTACACCAATCTCAGAAACTGCACCACTACGACATACACCTGCAAAACAATGTACCACTACATTCATTCTATTTTCTAACGCATGTTGCAACAGTCTTACTAACTCATTGGCTTGTTCCTGACTACAACGCATAGCCTCATCCAAACACTCGTCATTCTTTTCAATGTCCAAGAATTCAAAATGATGAATCTCCTTAAACTTATGTGCAGGAGTTGGTCTCCAACTTGCCGGATCGGTAATGCTAATCAACATACTATTCTCACCGGCATCGTGGTGATACTTAGTTGAAATATCAGTTGCCGCTACATTCTCAATCCAAGGCATATAGCTTCCTTAACTGTTACCGGAGACCCCGAGTTCCATAAAGACCTACGAGGTTGGTCCTTCATTTGAAAAGATATAACCATAATCACTAGTACAAATGCTATCCATTTCATTCTTCAACTCCGAAATGTTGCTTGATTAACTTAGCAATATCTTGATGCGGTTCTTCCATCGAACCAACAATGACAGCACATTCCAGAACAACCAACTCGGCGAACTTTTCTCTATCAAAGTTAGCATAGGAACTTGAATAACCTTGTGAGTTAACCGTATCTACAATAGTAGTAGCCTGTTCAGCAAGTTGTCTAATTCGCTCGTTCATTTTAGGTTTAATTTTAGGTGCATATGGACCTTTACTGCAAACGTGAGCAACATCAAAGTCCGGATAAGTATCCGCACAATGCGGACAGGTAATTTGTCTCATTTTTTAACTCCAAAATGTTTCTTTATCTCATATCCGAATTCTTCAAACTGCCAGGCTAGAGAGTGTATCTGTGCTTGGTCACCACGGTCATCCGTTTCCATTGATTGGATACGTTCAGACTTAGATTTAGCAAGAGCGGCACATTCTTGTACAATCAACTCGGCGAATTTTTTACAAAATTCATCAGGGATATTTAATCCTGCCATACCTTCAGCAGCCTTATCGGCAAGTTCTAGAATTCGTTCATTCATTACTTTACTCCAAATGTGTTCAATGCTGGTTGCAATGTGTTAATCAATTCAGTCTCGCGGGCATGAGCAGGACGCTTGCCTCTCACAATCTCCACGACACCGAATACAAAACGCTCTGCACCTTGCTCACGCAAGGCACGTGACAAACCCCAATCTTTGTTCTCAGTCAAGGCACGTTGCATGTGTTTTTGCATGCGGCGTGTCAATGTCTTGCGAACATTACCTGCAAAACAAACAGCAGTCAAACCAATGTAATACTCAAGTGTTACAACATCTTGAATGTAGTATATCACTTGATTCCTGTCTGTTCTGCGTTTGCGAGTAGTTTTTGAGTTCATGAATGAATTATATACCCGAATCCATTTATCGTCAACCTTTTTGTTTTCGTTGATTGTGTGTCAGAGTTCGAGGCCAATGATAGAATTGGTCCTAGAGCACCTGACACACAAACGAATACTAAAGTATTCATTTTTATTAAGCAATTCTGTATGTAAAACCCTGAGCGGTTAATACTTTTTTGTAACCTTCGTGCTTGTAGTCTTGTTCAAGCAGGTCCAATGTCTTACGATCTTTGACCCTAGGGTTTTGTACTTTAACACTAATAAATTTCTTGCGAAATTCAATATAGAATTTATCAGCATTATAAACAAGTTCAAGGGCCAATTTCACTCGTTCGGCCCTGAGTTTTTGATTATCAGAAAAAAGAGAACTATTTACTGCACTACGCATACGTGCATCACGTTCAGCGAACCAAGCAAACTTGCCGGCAGATTTGTGTTCAGTTTCTTTTTCAAACATGACTAGCTCCTTTAGTGAATTGATACATGAATTGTATACCCAAAGTGATTTACTGTCAAACTAATTTTTGTAGTACTTCTGTTAACAGTTTGTCAACACGGTTTTCTACGTCAATTTCCCAAGGTGTGTTACGGTATTCTTCGTAGGATAGTTCTGTTTCTGTATTGTGATAGGGTATGCCGAGCCAGTAGTAGGTACTGTTCTTAATGGCGAGTTTACCAGTGTGACGCTGGTGTACGTGTATCAGTTCATGTACAAGTATCTTAGGGATATCTTCTAACGTTAGGTTACTGTTCAGTCCTAAACGGTTAGGTGTATGTTTGTCTATGCCACCGTAGACATTTTCATCAAGCTTGTATAAACAAACTTCTATTGATTCAGGGAGTTCTATCAATTCACTTAGTGCATTAGCCAATGAATCAATCATTACCTCATGCACTATGCTTTTACTATTTTGATAAAAGTACTTGACCTTCAATGAAAGGTCCTGTTCTCCGCTTCCTCAATATATTCTTCTACTTGCGCCAACAACATTTCTCTGTCATAGCCCAAGTCAATTATTCTTGGAATCAATTCTAAAAACATACCTAATGTAGCAGTACCTTCTACATAGTCTTTGTCAGTATGCTCAAAGTCAAATTTCTCTAAATCTTTCATCAATGTGTTTTCAATGAATTCGCTAGCCAGTTGACTGCTCTTTTCATATTGCCAATCTTCGTAAACTTCTTCTTCTAGTTCTTCTACTATCGTATTGACTTTGCTCATATTTTGCTTTCTATGTTAACCGTAATGACGTTGATGACGTTTTACTGGCTTAATGTATTTATCCTCTTTTGCAATTACGTTAATAGAACCCAATGTTTTTTCTACAATTTTCTTACGTTCTTTGCTAGTATGAGCTCCTAATACAACCAAGTTATATACCTTTTCATTAGAGTACAACAACATTGTAATACAGAATCCTGCCGCATTAGTAAATCCGGTCTTGATAGCAATCATACTATTATGACCAAAGAAGTTGCTTGTAGGTTTAACTTTGATTTTAATAGACTTCTTACCTTTAGTTGCAACAACTGTTAGGTTCTCTGTCTTTGCGGCTTCACGTATAATCTGATACCTAGATACTTCATTAGTCAATATTGATATATCACTGATTGTACTGCTATTGTCACTGTCCAATCCAGTTGGATCTCCGAAATAGGTACTAGTCATTTTAAGTTCTACGGAGTTTATATTCATTTGTCGCATAAATTCCTCACGTCCACCTGGATAGTTTTCACTTAGTGTAACTGCGGCTAGATTGTCACTGTATACCAATGACAGTTTTATCAAGTCAAGTCTGGACAATTTCATTCCACGCACAAGTCTTGTATGGTTACGTAACTTTGACTTTACGGTCAATATTTCATTTAAGTTTTGATTTGCTTTTAGTACGGTATGTATGGTCATCAACTTGCTGATGCTAGCAATGCTAACTTTGGAACTATCAATTGAACCTTGCACAACAGAATTGTCAGTTACATTCAATAATAGAACATTGGTGTTAGCCATAACTGTTGTACTAAACAATATGGATAATATTAGGATGATGTACTTCATATAGTATTTACTATGCATATAGCAGTATACAATATATGCAGTTATTATGCAACTAAGAGGGCTATTAAGTTGCCCCCTTAGTTACATTGTAGGACCGTTACCTGACTTAAAACCTATCTCCCCACCCTCTGCTGTGATGCGTTTCATTACATCTTCAAACAGTATAGGGCGAAAATCAGTTTGTTCTACACATACGCAATGATATCTTGGATCGATTTCATCACTGTACAACATAGTGCCGGTTTTAGCGTCATACCCACGGGGCTTTTTAACACGATTACTGTGCAAATGACCATGAATGTTGACGCCAAACCGTCCTAAGCTATCTTCATGCAATGGGATATGACTCAAAATCATACCATTCATAACATGATAGGCTCGCAATTCACGGAAGTACAATCTGTACTCATCATCACGAAAAATATCGTGATTACCGCGGATCAGTACCTTGTCACCGTTCAAACGATGCATAATGCTCAACGCTTTGCGGTTGATGACTACATCACCCAAGTGATAAACTTTATCAGTGGGCTTGACAGTCTCGTTCCACATCTTGACCATAGCCTCATCCATTTCATCTGGATCAGTCCAGGGGCGGATCTTTGTCACTCCGTCACTTTCTGTGAATCTGCACACGCCGGAATGACCAAAATGTGTGTCACTAACTAAAAATACACTTGGCATAATAACTCCCTTTTTGTTTTGTTTGTATGATTATACTACACTCTGGGATTTATGTCAATTAGTACTTTACTTTCTAATTTTCATCCCAACGAATGTCCCGCAAAATGCACCTAAACATGCGGGAATAAGCAACCAGTGATCCGTAGTGTAATTAATAACTGCGATACTGGCAATAAAGAATACAATAACAGCCCAGATGCTGGCTTTCAATGTTTCATTGTGTTGTACTGAACGTAGATAATATGTATAGAACACATCCGTAAAGAACAGTGCGAAAAATGTAATAACGTATTCTATCATAATATTGTAAAATTGGTCGGAGTACAAGGATTCGAACCTTGGACCCCCTGGTCCCAAACCAGGTGCGCTACCAGACTGCGCCACACTCCGAAAACTTATATAAGCACACTGTATCTCTTTCGCTTAGTAGAGCCTGTCTTATCGGGCAGGGTACTGATACTGTATACTTATATAAGTAGACGCCTTGTGGCATCTACTAACTACTATTTAGCCTAAACTAGGTCGTAGCGATCCTTCATAACGGTCTTCAACATGATTGCTTCCGGTGAGAAGTCGTCCATGTTACCAGAAAGAATACCTTGTGCAACTGCTGGGCTAAATCCTGAGACTAGCGCAACACCTGCTTCGTTAAACTTAACTGGTGCGTTACCGTATGCGGCATTCAAGTTCCAGAATACTACCTTAGGTAGTTCGTAACCTGCTGCCTCGTACTTACGTGCTATCATTTCAATAGCACTGTCATCGTGTTGAACACCTGCATCAAATTGCATATCACTGAAGATCACCAATGTACCTGGCATTTCTGCTTGAGGAACATTGTTATCCAATGCCGTCTTAAGGATCAAATCAAACGCCTTGTTCAAGTCGGTGTTAGCGACTTCACCGGTGTTCATTTGGTCAATCTTTTGATTGATGTTACCCTTAAGAGTAACCAACTGTGGATTGCGACTGAAGGTCAAGAATGTATCCTTGAACTTACCAGTATTCTTGTCTGCAAAATACAATCCCAATGAGATTGCAACATCCAAACAAGTCAAACCACTCTTAGAGTTGTGTCCACCTGCAGCCATAGTCATAGAACCTGAACTGTCAACCATTGGCAACACGTTAGCGTCACCGATGAAGTTTGGCAATGCATCCCATTGGGCTTGCATTGCGTCCAATTCAGTCTTGGTCATAACCTTGCGACTGTAGTCTTGGATAGCACCCTTCAATACATCGTAAGGGAATACTGCACCAGCGTTAATTTTAACACCAGCCTCACCCTTAACCAACTTAGTTACGTATTCTGCATAAGTTGTACCATGACGACCAAAAGCCTTCTTGTAACGTGCATGTGCCACTGAAGGAACATGGTTGTAGTTGATGTTATCCCAATCGTTAGAACACATTTGTGTTTCAACAACGTTGGTCAACGCAACAAGGCTCTTACGATATTGCTTTGGAGTCATACCAAAGAATTCACGGATTTCACGTGCAACATCGCCCTTACGTGGAGTCCACTTTGCAGCCAATCCATTACGTGCCCGCAATGCATCGCCTAACAATGTGTATGCTTGTGCCTTTAGAGGCTTAGTCTTAAACACTAGCAAGTCATCGTAACGACCCAATTCAGGAACCTTAACCAATAGACGGCTAGCATCTTCTGGGTTAGTCAGTTCCAAGTGAATTAGAACTTGACGGAACAATTCACGTTCGCCGGATCCACCACGTGCATCACGTGCCCATTGGACAATACGTAATGCTAAGTCAGAGTTTTCTACATAAGCCGCAGTGAATGCGGGTATGATGTTCTTACCACGGCTTGCACCGATGTTATAGAACAAATCAACGCAAGCATTTGCGGTTGACTTACGTGCCTTCATACCATTAGTGGTACGGGCTTCTTGGTTTGCTACTGCTTCTACAAATGTTGACATATTGTACTCCTTCCGTGTGTGTTATGCAACAGGATGCGCTTTTGGTTTCATTATGGTTGAAATTTTAAAGTTGCTGAAAGCATCCTAAAAAAGAATTATATCACTGTTTTGATATAATGTAAATGTGTTTTGGGTAAACGGGATGTTCGTGACAGTTTGTTTATTTTCTGGACCGACCAACATGTCACTCAGTCCATATCAACAATTCATGTTGACT